TTGCTTGTTATAAATATCTTATTTTGGTTTATAAGATTTATTCCGTACGTGATACTATCTCTACCTTTTTTTACAGGTAATACTGTATGTCCGTAGTGATTCAATTCAGCAATAGACTTAGGCTCAGCACTATCTGCATACACTACATCTTTGATCTCGTTAGCTTTTAGTAAGTTACTAATCTCACTATTTAGCAATCCTTTCTTATAGACTATCTCATCGAATATATATGCATCATTGTATTTATACATAGCTACTAAACTTGTAGGGTCGTTACTATAACCAAAGTCCATACCGTAACATAGTATCCTTGCTTCTTCTGGTAGATCTATTTCTTTCCAATCCTTTATGCATACACCTTCTAGACTTCCTATTTGTCCTAGTCCATATACTTTCCACCAGTTAGACCAATATGTACTTGTCTTTGCTTTAATCTTAGCTGACTCTATTTCTTTTACAATTGACTCAGGTAACGCCTCGTTGTCTAAATAAGTTAATGTGATAAAATCTACATCTTCAGAATTTAAGACCTCCTTGTCAACCCAGAATGAACTAACAGGGTTATAGTCTAACCATATATCTTGTGATGTTCTAATTGCTAATTGATAATATGAGTCAAAGTCTATATTGTTACACTCATTTACATACAATATATGTCTTCTTGCTCCACGTAATTTATCTGGCTGTTCTACACTAAAGAACTCAATATAGCTACCATTTGCAAAGTTGTATTTAAGTGTTGACTTGTTAAATTGATTATCTCTATAACGGTTAGTAGCCATCATGATCTTAAGAAAGTCTTTTAATGCTCCACGTCTTAAATGTGGTATTGACTCACTTACTATAGATATTTCTAACCCTTCTTCTCTTATTGCTTTGTCTATGAGAATAGGTATAATACCAAATGTCTTACCAGCACTTGTACCTCCTCTAACAACCTTTACACGCTTTCTAAGTGCATGTAATTTCTTTATTGCTGTAGTTACTACAAACTCCATTAAAGTCTCTTAGAGTTCAAATAAGGGTTGTTCTGTATTTAAAGTAATGTCTTTTGTTTCTCTTGGCTTACCAGCATAATAATGATAAAACAATTGTACATACTTAAAATCTCCAGACTCAATACCCTTTTCCAATGCCTTAAAAGCTTTGTCTTCTAATGGACCAAGTCTTTCTATTAACTTGACCTCTTCAGCTTTAGAAGGTCTTCCTGCTCCTGGTCTTGCTCCACCTTTCATTTGAAAAAAATTGATTATTCAATTAAATAATAAAAAAAAAGGTATTTTGTTAATCGTAGTCTTTAAATATAAATTCTATATACCAACAAGCAAAGTCAATTATAAGTGCTCTGTACTCATTATGGTAGTTTGTTATAGTAATTCCGAATGCTAAGTATTGATTAACTTTTCCTGTCTCTATTTTCATCTTTAGGTAGTTTATCTATTACTGCTTGGATCATCATATAAAGATTAGCTACTGCTTTTTCAAGATTTACTATTCTTTGTTGTTGTGTTAATTTTTTTTGTCTCATTATCGTTATCGTATTTTAAACAAAGATTACATTGATCTTTACATAACCTGTCTCCGAATATATGTTCAATACAAGTGAATTTATCTATTTCTAAACCCATCTTCAAATCCTTTCAGATAGCTTAATATAGAAAAGCATATAGCAACTCCTAAGCAAACTATCAATCCTTGTAAATCCATGTAAAGTATCATAACACAGTAGCGTTAGCTTGATAAACTTTTACTTTGTCTTTATATTTCCAAGAGTAGGATTGTATCATTATCTTTACTCTATCTTTTACTTCTTGTACTTTATCCATAGGTAAGTCTTTAAGTAGTTCTTCTATTGAGTCTTTCTTTTGCTCAATGTTTTTAAGATTCTGATTCTCTAATTTTAGTCTTACTAATTCTTTTCTTAGATCTTTAATATTATTAAAAGAGTCTACTTCGTCTAATAAAGATAGTTTATCTACTACGTTTCTATAAGCAAGATCTAAGTATTTGTTTTCTTTTCTCCATTGCTTAAAGTTTTTTAAACCATGTAATATAGTAGCGTGATTCTTACCTACTGTTCTAGCGATAGCAGCTAGACTTAAACTACTAAATTCTTTTAGTACAGTGTAGTACATTCCTCTTGCTTCTACTACTTCTCTTTTTCTAGTAGGTGAGTCTATAAAGTAACCGTACTCTTGTTCTACTAATTTTTTAATCTTTTTAATGTGATAATCTTCCATGTATATAATTTATTTTGTCTATAAAATCGCTTAATGTCATTACTTTTATTTCTTTCAATGCTTTATTTATACCTTCACAAGCTTCATAGTCTTCTAGTTCTTCGTATACGTTTAATATGTTACTTATTTCTTGCAATGAGCTACCTTCGTATACACTATTATATGTTAGCTTGTAAAAATAATCACTATAGTGTTCCTTTGATAACGTACTCATTTATTTCTTGCTCTTGCTTGACAAAGTAAGTCTCAAATACTTTTAAGCCGTATTCTACTTTAGCTTTACCAGATTCATAAAATTCTTTACTAACATTGTAATAACCTAAGTCACCTGTTCCTTTATCGATAGCAAAGAAAAAGAAGTTGTCATAGTCTACATTAAACAAATTACAATAAATGTAAACTTGTACATCGTAACCGTATTTTTTAGCAGCATAAGGAAATGCACGTAAATCTGATGTTGTTTTTAAATCAGCAACATAGTCAGATCCAAGAACGTCTGCTTTAGCTCTAAAAGGATAACCGTCTAATATATCAAAGCCTGGTTGTTCGAATATAGCATCTCTAGTTAAGTTTTGCCATATATCATTTTGTAGTAAAGCATCTACAGTATACATAGCTTTGTCATACATTTTTCTTGTAAACACAAAATCTTTACTACCTACTTCTTCTACTTTGTCTTTGAATTTTTTAGTTACTTCTGATTGTACTTCTACAACGTGACAAAGTGTATCTATTTTATCTGGTTCTAATGCTGCTAAATGAATAAGTCTACCCATTTTAAAAGCACCACTATCTGACTTATAGTTTAAGCTTCTAGCATATTCTTTTGGTGAAGTTATCAAGGACTTTATAGCAGATGAGCTTAATGCATATTTACCAAGCTCACCATAGTAAAAACTATCGTCATACATTCTTTTTAATAACTCAGGTTTGTTATATGTTTGACCATTTAATAGTTGTATTTTTTCTGCTCTTCCTGCTTTAGCATGTATTGACTTAATCTCATCAACACTGATCCAACAACTACTATCACCATGAAAAGATCCATTTAAATTAACGTGTAATGCGTGTAATTGATCTTCTGTCTTAAACTCAAAAGACTCATCTTTGATAACTACTTTAAGTCCTTGCTTAGCCCATTCTTTAAATCCTACTTTAGGAGTTGTGAATGTTACGTGTTTCCATGTTGGTTTTTTGGTTACTGTTCTCATTATTTATCTTTTACAAATGTTCCGTTAACCATATTTCCAGTTCTAGCCATGATTTGGCCATAAGCATGCTCAATGCAATGCTCAATATCGACACCACCCAAAGCGGCAAGATTGGTAAGTACCACAACGGCATCGCCAATAGCGTCAATAAACTCCTCTTGATTACTCTTGAGAATAGCTTCCGATAGTTCTCCTGTTTCTTCATATAGTTTTATTAATTGTGTTTTGACGTCGCCTTTGTCATATATGCCACGTTCTTTTGCCCACTGTCTAATTAAATCAAATTTATCCATTATTAAAAGTACAAGTTGTAACGTCAAAGTTAGAGCGACCACACAAAGGATATAAGTGTGTGTAGTATTGTTCGCCTTTTCTAATACGTTTGTTTTTAAAAATAATATCCTCTGTAGCAGTATGATACTGTCTACCACAATAACCAACAACATCTCTGTCTGGTTTTTCTATATTTATAGATCCCATATATTTGCCATTTTGCATATATTCTATAAAGTAACCTATATTTTCGTAACGTATATTTCTGTAAGAATTCATATTTGTTATAATTTTATAATGCTAATATAATAATATCTTGTTAATAAAAAAATAATTATACAACTTTTTTGTTATAGTGTCTTTCATATATATGCAAATTTTGAGCATAATGTACATAGTAACCTTGTTGTGATTTTAAACTATTAGCAACTAACTCATGTAATTTTAAAAAACAATAAGCATCATTACAAAAACCAAACCATAGATCATTACTACGCATAATAACAGTCATGTGTAACTTTTCTGAGTCAGGTGTATAATAAAATTGTATAGATAATGTGCAAGGGGTATCTTTAGAGTATTCCTGGTGTTCTTTACCATCATAGATAGATAGTACTGCACGACGAGAATATCTGTCCCTCTGAAGCTCTTTAATTACATATTGTAATTGGTTATTACGAGACCATTGCCAACCATAGTTTGAGTTAACATAGCCACGCTCGTCCATGTGATTGTACCATATTTTAGCAACTTTAGCTATTTCAGTAGCATCACGGTTTTTAGATAAATACCATTCCCATTCTTTTTCAGCATAATCTTGCTTAAAGTTTCTCCAAGGTGTTGTAACTAATTTTTCTGAAGTATCTACAATAGTAAACATTTGATTGTATAATGCTTTTGTACCATTGTTACCTTCTGGTTGAGAGTCTAACTTATCGTAGTAAAACTCAAATGCCTCTGTTACTGTTTCAAATTGCCACATATATCTTGTTTATTTACCGTATAAATATAACCATTTTTATCTTTAAACTTATAAGCTTTAGATCCATCATTAAGTTTAAACTTACCTAAGCATTCACCTTTTAATATAGATCCTGCAAATTTAAAATAATTCATAGTCATAACTTTCTTTTTTATTTACTTGCTTTGCTTTATCTATTAAATCTTTAAAAGCTATATTTACATCACAATGGCTTTTAGCTACATTATAAGCTAACCTTCTTTTTTTACTTCTTAATTCTTGATTGTTAGCTAATTCAACTATTTGATCTACCGTTGATTGATAGTCATTTCTTTCGTTGTAAATAAAACAATTTAAGTCATAAAAACTATCTCCTTGAATATGATAATTATTTTGTGCCCATTGTTTATCAACAACAACTATCATACCTATGTTTATCATTTCTAAAGTAGAGTATTCAATTATGTTATTATACTCTTCTTTTTTAAGATTAAAAAAATTAGCACCAAACATATTATTAGATAATAATTCTAAAGTTGGCATTCTATCATAAGGACCATAAACATGTAAATGATCTAAGTCTTGCTCGTCAATAATACTTTTGCTTCTATATTTTATATTGCTATGCTCAGGAGATTTTAAATCTTTTTCGTTTGAACAAAAGAATTTTGTTTTTGCACCTATAGATTTTTCAATACCTCTAGCTTCACATACTATATTGTGTTTAGATAATAGTGGTTGTAAATGTATCATTCTATTTGGTTCTTTAAAAGTGGCAAATCTACCTAAGTAAGATATTTTTCTTTGTTGTTCTTTTTTTATTAAATGAGTTAACTTACTAAAGTCATGTCCATTATTAAAAAACTTAACGGGTGTATTTATATTTAATTCTTTTATTTTTTTATTAAAAACAGTTCCTTTACCAAAAGTAAAAGCACAATCCATTTCGGCTACAGTTTCCCATAGCATACTGTTTCTATTTAAAGAATGTATTTTATGATCATTTTGAAAAATTATTTTAATTGGATTTTTTACATTCAATACAAGTTCTTCAAAAAATTTATTTCTATATAATTCAGTATTTGACTTACTTGGCAAAGATTGATAAAATACAATGTCAAAATTATTTAATTCGTTTTTAATTTTACTTATGTCATTATTATCAAACTCAACTATATTTGTGTTTTGTGAATTTTTTCTACCCCATTTTTTATCAATCGTAGCAAAAGACTTACATTGATAATTTTGTGATAATAAATAAGATTGTAGTTCTGTTGCAAATCTAGTTACACCACAACCTTCTATTCCTCTACCTAATAAAATTGCTATCTTCATTTTTCTGTATTGTAATTATTTAAAGCTCCTAAATAAGCTACTGCATCTAATAAATTATCTTCTTTGTGATTATAAGATTGTCTAGATAGTTTTAAAGCTACAAGACACATATACATATCTTGAGCAGTTAATTGTTTACCAGTGGCGCCACTAGCAATCATAGCAGCTCTTTCCATACCTTCACTAAAAGGTCCATACATACGTTCTTTTTCTTGAGAACGCTTATTGATTATTTTATCTGCTTCTTTAAGAATGTTCATCGAGTATTTTTTCTTCTAGTTTTTCAATTAAATCGTCACTAAATACTTCTAATATGCTTGTATCTTGTACACGTATATCAAGTATGTCTACGTAAGCTGGACTACCTGGATGGCCATCACCATTAGAGTATCTCCAAACTGTTGGTTCTTCAGGACTATAGTCATAGTCAACTGTAAGATAAACGTCATAAAATGTAATTTCTTTTGTGTTCATTTATATTTATTTTATACAAATATAAACAATTTATTTACAATGAATTACATAATAGATAAAAAATTATACTAATCAAAATACCTACTAAGCCTATTTGTGCATAATCTATTTTCATTTTTTTTTAAATTGTACTGCGCATATAGCTAACCGTTGATCTGTATTTTTATATTCTTTAATCATAATAGGATCAGCCATGCATCTAGCCATGAACTGTTTTCTATCTTCATTTCTTTTTGGAGTCGGTATTGGCATTGTATTCAAATTTAAGTTTCTCTAAATATATTGTAGCATCCATAAGTTCTTCTTGCAAATGTGTTAACCATTCTAAAAAACTTAAGTCATTACGATCCATAGTAACACCATAACGGTTCTTACCTTTTATAGCTCGTATATCGTATAATGTTTTTACATTTTCTACTATCTGATCTTTTCTATTTTCTCTAGTATTATTAGAAGTCCATTCGCCATCTTCTAACATCTCAAAGTATTTACTAATTATATCACCCATCTTTTCTTATTTTTTTTAATGATTCAACTGCTCTTAATTTAGCTGTACGCTCAATAACTAATTTTTGTTGAGCATTTTGTTCTTCATTTTCTAGCAATCTTGTGTACATATAAACTTCATTGAGTGCATCAACAAGGTTTTTTGCATTTTGATATTTTTTCTTTGAATTACTATTTGCAGCTCGTTCCATAACATCTATAAGTTGAGTTGCTAAGTAACTGTAATTTGCAAGGAATGTTTGTTTTTGAAATAATGTCATAAGTATTTTTGATAAACTTTCTTTAAATCTAACACAATTTGTTTTACACAAGTACTACATGAGCTAATTTTTTTCTTGTCACTAAATACTCTATTGTAAATTTTTAAGAACTCAATTTGATTTTTACGTGTCATTACACTAGTATTTCTTTCATACCAGTCGTGTAAAAAATTAAATTCCCATTCCGATAAACACTTTGGTTTTTTATAAGGCAAAAGCTTATTTAGTTCTTCTTGTCTTTGATCACAACCACAATCTTCACCAGCTAACCATTTAACTACTTTCTTAATACCAGTAGCTTTAGTTATTTTTTCTACTGTATCACCAACTCCTTTAGAGTCTTTATTGTATTTCTTTTTCCAGTCTTTGTAAGCTTTAGTTCGCTTATCTCCTTTAAATTCTTTCATAGTCTCCGTTTATATAATCATCATAGTCTTCAGTAAAGTTTTCTTTTAAATCTATTTTACATTTCTTAAGAGTGTTAAATATACTTACCCAACTTATTCCAGTTTCTTTAGCAAGTTTCCTAATACTCATATCTGTATCACGGTACAATCTAAACAGCTTTTGATCATACCAATGCCATTTGTCTATATATTTATCTAATGTTTGACAAAATTTATCATAAGCTTCTTGTTCTTCTAAGTTGCTAAAATGCTCAAGTTGTACATCATCTATACTAACTTTAGTTATTTTATTTTTAGCATTATAAAATTGATAGTATAAAGATCTTAAAGTAAAAAATACATAGCCATTACTAACTTTGCCATTTTTAATTATATTATCTGGCTTTGCATATTTTTCTAAAGCTAAATACATTTCTTGTACAATATCTTCAGCATAGTCATATTCGCCAAAAGAGTTTATAATTCTGATCCAATGATCATGTTCGTTTGCTACTATTTTTAACCAAGCACTCATTAGAAGTTTAAAAGTTCGTTTACATTAGTATTATTAGAATGAAGTATATCAACACCAAGAAATTCAAATCCAACATTATTTCTAACCATTCTTAATCTTATAGGTTCTTCTATTGGAGTTGGCCTTCCACCAGTTTCTACTTCTTTTATTTTTCTTACATGAATATCAGAGTACATCCATTCTGTAGGATGCTGAGTATATCTATGAATAGTAAATACATCATCAGCTCTGTTACCCCATTTACCGCCACCTTCTACATCAGCCATACTTGGTGGCAAAGGCAAACCAGCATATTCATGTTCTTTAGTGTGGGTCTTTCTAAGTGCTTCTGTTACAGCGTGAGTATTTAACCAAATAGATACTTTATTATTTTTACAAAACAATCTAAATTCACTTGCTACTTCATAATCATACTCGTGTGAGTTTATACCACGTAGTAAGTTTCTATCTTTATTTAAAGAATTATAAGGATCAATAAGCAATCCGTGATAGTCAAAATCTTTTTTAACTAATTTAGCTTCGTCTAATAATTTTTTATAAGTATAAGCATCTGATACGTCAATGATTTTAAAATACTCATTTACCCATTCAAGAGTTTCTTGTATTTCTTCATCTGACATTCTTGTAATTGGTTTACCTGATTTGAACTCCACTATTTTTCTTGCTATGCTTTGTGGAGTATTCTCAGCAGAAAAAACAAGCCATTTTATTTTATGTTTAATAGTATAAAGCAACATCATATAAATTATCACAGTTGTTTTACCTACATTAGCATGGCCAATAATTATATTAAAGTTGCCTTGCTTAAACCTTAAATGCTCATCTATTTCTGTAACATCAATTTTAAGTCCTTCTTTTACTCGACCATATTTTATGTCAAGTATATTCTCTTGTAGTTTGTTTATTTCGGCTAACATAAAAAAAGGGGAGCGTTAACTCCCCGTAGATTAAAAGTCTAACAAATCGTCTATGTCGTTTCTTTGTGGATTTTGCTCTGTGTTTGTTACTTGCTCAACTCTTTCAGCATTTACAATGTTTCCATCGTTCCAAACAACTTTGCCATTTCCAATGTATGTTCTTGCTTCTTTAGCTTCTCTTTCTTCTTTTGATTGAGAAATATACATACTTGCATTTTGACCATATTGATTTGTGTCATCTCCAATTGCTACAATAGCATTTAGATATTTACCGTCTTTAACTTTTGTTTTGTCTATTTTACTTAGATCTAAACTTACATTTATTAGTCCTGCCATTTTAATAACTCGTCTTTAACTGTTTTACTTAATTTATATTTACTTTGAATAGATTGAATTTTACCACCGTTTTTAATAAACTCAGTTGCTTTACTGAATTCTGGTGTATTTAAATTCAACCATTTTTTATTGTCTTTTACTTCATTTACAGTAGCATTAGCATCATCATCTTCTGCTTGTAAAGCTAATAAAGATTGTAATGTATAACGTCTGTAATAAGTAATAGCACTACCAAGTTTTTGTGGATCAGATATTTCTGGTAAAAACATAGAAGACTCTACGCTACCACCATCAGTGTCTATAATTACACTTTTAACTTGACCATCTTGGATAGGTTGTAACAATACTAAGTTTTGCTTTTGCAATAATGGTGTTAACTGCTTTAGTAGTGAGTTAATATCAAAATACTTAGAATTGTAAAATGGATTGGTTACTTCTTTACTAATAGTTCCAATCTCTTTCTGCACTTTTAAAAGCTTATTATATATGTTCTTTTCCATCTTCTAAAACTTCTAATTGTGCTCCATAAAATTCTACTTTCTTTTCAAGTCTTTCGACTTCACTTTCCAATGCTTTTATCCTAGCATTTTTAAGTCGTATTAAATCTTCTGTATGTGTCATATAAAATTAATTTCTGTAAATATATAAAAACTTTTTAATAAAAAAAAAACCGGCAATAAATTAATACCACCGGCTTTTCCAATCACAAACAGAAATTACAGAGAAAAATTTTTGATTTGTTGTTTATAATACTCAAGCTTTTCTAATAAATCGTCGTTTGAAAATTTAACAACTTGCCTTGATGCTTCATGTAAAGAATCAGCTGTACCATCTCCAAAGTCTTTATCTAAATTTATTCCAAATATATATTGCTCACCATATCTAAATACATTACAAGCAGAGCATTGTACTTGACAATTCACTTCGTCCCATCTTGTTGCATAATGTTTTCTTGATTGGAAATGTCCGCACTGCAATTTTTTCCAATGATCTTTTTTTCCACAGGTAAAACACTCGGTAGTCCCATGTGCATCAGCGTATCGTAGTCGTATGAATTCACTAAAGGCATTATCTAGTTTTTTTACTATATTTTTTCTAGATTGTTTTCTCACTTAGCATGGATTTTTTAAAAGCATCTCACCAAGATCTTTATTTAAAGTTTTAATTGCTCTATATATTACTTTGGATTTTTTCTTAGCTTCTAGTCTTTCTGTCTTTGTAGAGTCAGATCCTAATTCTGTATACATATTAGCATCTAATTCTAATAATCTATCTATTTTGTCTTTAATAGATACTGTTTTATAGTTTAAAATTTTATCAATCATATATGTAACCATTATTTTATAAATATAACAAATTAGAATTAAAAAGAAAAAAGAAAAAGGATAAAAAGAAAAAAGAAAAAAGCCAGGCAAAAAAGAAAAATTTAGTTACCTGTTCCAACAGCCGTCCAACTTTATTAGGTTGCTGAAGTATGTTTGTAAAATTATATAAAAAAGATTTTGTCAAGACAGAAAGTTATTAACTACTTTTTTTACCTTTCTCCCAAGTTCTGCCAACAAAGTATGCTCCATATACTGTGACCAATAATGTTTGAAAGATTGGTATGTACTCTTTCTGTATTTTAAATCCTCCAATGTTACCGTCGGTAAAAGCAAGAACTGTAAACATTCCTGTAAGAAATACCATAATAATTGGCCTAATGTTTTTCGAAAGAAAGCTATCACTTTGCATATCGTACTTCCATCTCTCTGTGACTTGTTCTTGTGCATCTTTATCAGCTTTTTCTAATAGTTCCTGTATGCTTCTCTTTGCTTCTAAGCGCTCTTCGTCGGTTGTAGTGAGATTATCTATTACTTTACCAATATCTTTCACTAGAGTGCCTGAGATTAATTGTAGTAGCTTTTTCATTAGTATGTCCAAATAACGTTTTTATCCTTGTCTTTATCTATGTCAACATGTATAAATGTTTTTGCGATACCAATTCTATTAAAGCCTACATCTTGTAAACACCATAAAAGTTCGTGTCTATCTCTAGAGTTATTACAAGCAATATCTACAGCTAGTCCTTTTAAGTGACTTGAGTTTTGTTTACCACCTACTTTTGTATTATGTGCTGATGTTCTATAACCAGAGTTTATATGTATTGGTTTATCAAACTTTTCTCTTACAAGATCAAGCATTTCTAAAATTTTTTTATCCATTAATTGACCAGAACCTTGAACGTCTGGTGAATCAAACTCATAATAGTTAAAGTATTTCATAAAAACTTAATTAGCAATCTTTGTATTTAAAGTTTTGACCTGTTACTGATAGCTTCTCGATCACATCGCTTTGTAAGTTTCTTAGCAGTGCTTCTATATTATTCTTTTCCTCTACAAGTTGTTTTACCTTTGTTTCAAGACTTTGGCTCTTAGCTTGTAGCTCTGCAACTTCCTCAGGGTTCTTGCCTATGAATGTATAGATCACTACTGACAGAGAACCTACTAACATACCTACAATCACTTTAAAAATATCGTTATTGGTTTCAGGTATTTCATAAAAAGCTAAAAACAAAAGCAAACCCATTACAAGGAAAAATATAACCCCTGCACCTATATAACCTCTAAGCTCTTTATCTTTTGTCATTTTTTAGTTCTTACTTCATGCCATTTTTGTATAGTATATCCAATAGAGACCACAAGTAATATAATTTTTAATCCATCCTCTAAAACATCTAAAGCGCTTACTGTGATTGCAGAAAGATTAAGCATATAAACTCTAAAGGTTGTTAAATCCATGATGTTAACTTTTAAAAGACCATCCTGCGAAAGTATGTACACCATTACCCTCGACAGATATTTCTTTAGACTTCCAACCATAAGGCGATTCGTCTAATCCATTCCACAGCACATCAACAGAGTACATCTCAGATGCAACGCCCTCAGTTTCTATTTCGCCTTCCTCGTCAAAGGTAGGTTCTGTAACCCATAGATAACCAAGTTTTACTATTGTGTGATTGTGAGATGGGTATTCGTTTCCATCCTCATCGGTTTCGTGTGGAAGAGCAGCAATCTTTTCTTCTGCTTGTTCCTGTGAGTCAAACTCGTACTTTTTAAATAAATATCCCATTTTCTTAACTTGTTAAATTTTGAAGTTCTGTATCTGTTAGTGCTGTGTTGTATAATCTTACATTTCTTATTTTCCCATAAAAATTATTGCCACCTGATGAGCTTGTAGCAAAATTTAATGATTTTAATTCCCCTGAATTAAACGAAAAAGAAGTGCTTGTTTCACCTATTTTAGTGCCATTTACATATATTCTATTTGCGTTAGAACCAATCTGCACCGCTATTTTGGTTTCAGAAGTTAAATCGGTAGTAGCTGTTGTAGCTGCCATACCGCTTAAAGCGTCACTTCCGTTTGCAGTAGCAATAAATTTTACTGTATTATCTGTTGTTTCTGTAAAAATCTGTATTCTATCAGTCGTTGTTGTTCCATCTGATAATCTTATTGCTTCAGCAGAACCAAAATTATTTGTAAATGTTGATAGATTTATAAACATAGTACAATGAGTACCTAAAATTTTATCGTTACCTGCATCAACGCAAGTTTCAGCAACCCTCGTTTCACTTAACCCCTCTGTTGGTATATAGCTTGTTGCGTAGCTTCCTACTTCAAATTGACAACCCCAAACCAATATACCACTTGAGCCATCGCCACCAAACGCTTGTAATCTGCTATTCGGTGCATAATTATATGCAGCAATAAAACCTGCTAATCCTGAACCAGTTGATATAGCTGTTTGAGTAAAACTTATTTTATACCAACCATTACCATAACTTTCTACATCAGCATTTATGCCACTTTCATAAACTACTGTTCCATTACTTAAATCAATAGTAGAAAAAGAACCGTTAAATCTTGGTGTACTACCACCAACTTGAACGTAGCTATATTCATCTTTTTTAGCAAAAACACTAAAAGTATAAGCTGTTCCACTTGTAATAGATAGAGAAGGCGAATTTAAACCTGACCAAGTCGATGATGAAGTAGTAGGTTTTACTTTTGTCGCTGTGTTACTTCCATCAGGCGATATACCTGAATTTATTGTTTCAGTTGATTGTGAATTTGACCAATTACTAAAAGTTTCGCTTTGAGTAAATAAATTCCTTCTACTCGGTTCAAGAAGTAGATGCCCTTTTGTGTTATTAAGAAAGTCAATACGAGGTTTGCCACTTCCTACTGTTTCAATCAACCCCTGTTTGTTTACCCTTGTAGCTGATGATGCCCTTGTAAAGTCAAAAGGCAAAGGTTTAAAGTTATTGTTTTCGTCATTATACGCTAAGGCATTGCCATCTTTGACTGCCCAATTACCATTACCGAATTTAAAAGTATTTGCCATTATTCTATTGTATATAATTGTCCTTTTGCCATAGCGTTAAAGCTATCCCAACTTGTAAGCGTTTCGAGTTCGCTGTCTGTTAGTGCTGTTTTGAAAGTCATTGCCTGTTTTACTCTACCTAAAAAAGGCAAAGCACCATTTAAATCAAAAGAAAATTCGTCTAATCCACTTATAGATTGATAAACAAAAGAGCTATTTAAAGATTGAGAAACGCCATCTATATAAACCTTCATATCGTTTTCCTTAAATCTGACAGCTATTTTGTGGTTTTCTGTTTGGTCAAAACTTGCGCCACTTACGTGTATCGCATCTTCAAAATCTAATCCATTATGAAAAACCCTTACTGTACCATTATTTCGGTATTGTATAACTGATGAATTTGTATAAGGCGAACCTGCACCATCATTAATAACTATATATCTGTTAGTATTATCTTCTGCCAAACCTTGTATCTCAACAAACAAACTACTTTCGGTATCGTTAAACTCTGCACTTGTACCTGAACCATTACAAACATCGGCTGAGCGTGTTGTAGTGCCTGAACCATCCCAAGATATATAAGAAGTTGGATAGCTTCCTTCCTCTAATTGCGCACCCCAAAAATACATACCACTCGAACCATCGCCTAAATAACTTGTAGTTTCATTATCTTGTGATAATAAAAATTGAACATAAATACTTGTTGATGTAGATGTAAAAGTTATTGAGCATCTATACCAACCATTACCATAGTTTACCATTTTAGCTGTTGCACTTGAAGTAGTGCCTATACTTCCACTATTTAAATTAAAAAAGGCAAATGCACCTGAACCATCATCTTTAAACAATCTAAACGTGTTTCTGCCATTTGCTTTTGCAAAAACAGATAAAGTATGCGAAACGCCTGAAGCAATAGATATGCCACTTCTACTAATTAAATGGCTTGCAGTTGACGTATTTTCTGCGAATCTATCAGCGTTTTGTGAACCATCAGGCGAAATTGTTTGATTAGCTGTTACAGTACCATTTGACTTACCCCAATAGGCGTTATCAAACTCTTCTGTCCTTTCTATATCATTCGTTCTTTGTGGCTCTAAAAGTAAAGCAGGACAATCCTGTACTACGCCATCAATTAAAGGATAATCTAAGCGAGGTACGTTTGTAGCAACGCTTTCTATAAATCCATCTTTGTTTACTCGTGTCGCTGTTGAACCTCTTGTAGCGTTAAAATCGCCATCGCCATTTGCAGGTAGAATAGAGTATAGGTTGTCTGTCGTTCCTGCTTTATATCCACTTGGGATTAACACTACACCTGCATTATCGTATATGCTCATTAGTTTAAGATTAAAGTTTCTATATTTTCCATAATACTTTGAGTACCCTCAGCAGTTCCACTATCTGATAACACTCTGTTTGAATAATCCATAGCTACACCAATTATCTTGTATTGGTTCTCTTGCTTGTTTTCTACGCTATCTAAATCTACTGCCTGAGTGATCGTGATAAAACCAACTTTAGTAGAGTCAGCAGATGGATATGTAACTTTAGCTGTGTTAGCTGCCACACTACTATT